GCATCGTTGCCCGAGGACATGCCGATGATGGAGGTCCGCTCGCTCCGGTAGCGGATGGACGACTGGATGTCGTTCGACTTCTTCAGGATCGTGTAGAGATCCGTCGAGTCGCCCCGCAGCGGGATGATGATGTCCGGGTTCACCTGGCCCGGCTGCACCCCTTCGAGGTCCACGATGGCGTCCCGGTAGGACTCGATGGAAGCGAAGTTGCTCCCGGTCGCCTTCGGCACCTGCTTGATGCCGATGAGGACCGCCCCGTTGAGGGATGCCAGGAACGCCGCCAGGGTCACCGGGTTCTCCGACGAGATCGACCCGTAGGCCGCCTCGATGGAGGACAGCTTGGTGAAGTACGCCGTGTTGAACGACTCCTTCGTGTACACGTAGGTGGCGTAGTACACGTCCCCGATGGCGGGCTCCTCGCCGCCACGCTCGTAGGTCTGGAGCTTCGCCGTGTCCCCGACCCCGATGTCGAGGGTGTTCGCCACCTTCAACTCGAAGCCCGGGATGGAGGTCCGGGGCAGGTTCGCATCCGCCGTGTGCGTGCGGCTCACCTGGAAACGGAACGTCGCCGTCGCCCCCGTCGGGTACGCCTGCCACGGCCCGTTCGGGTTGTCGTGGAAGTTTCGAGGGAGGATGGTGAAGGTCAGGCCGGTCACCGGGTCCCGGTAGGTCTGGCCCACCACGCCATCCGAGCCCACCCCGTCGTTCAGGGAGGAGTCGTTGGCCGAGCCAGAGCCGGTCGCCTTGTTCGACGTGACGAAGAACCCGGACAGGGCCGCCTCTCCCACCGCTCCGGCGAGGTTCACGGCGTTGATGCCCGTCCCCGGGAACAGCCAGGAGTCGGTGACCACCCCGCCGACCACGGGATCCCGCACGGTGATGACCGAGCCGGTGCCCGTGGTGAGGCTCTGGAGGAACAGGTACTCGCTCCCCGCCGAGTCCTCGATGGCCATGGCGTAACCGAGGCTCTGGAGCATCGGCGTCGCCCCTCCCTGCACCGACGAGAAGTCGAGCAGGAAGTTGGCGAAAGAGTCCTCACGGTTGTTGTTGAGGGCCGACGCCAGCAGCTTGGCGCTGACCGCCGTGCGAGTCGATGTCGTGCCCGCCACCAACTGGAGCGGAGCGTTGGCCGTCCCGTCCCCGACGATGACCGCCGAGGTGGTGGCGCTCGTCTGGGACACGAGGCGGAAGCCCGCACCCTCGTCCCAGATGACACCCGTGCCCGCTCCGAACGGAGCACCCGGTAGGGCAGCGAGGGCGGCGAGGATCTGGCCCGTAACCGAAGCGGCGTTGGTTCCCGGCCCGATGTCCGTGCTCGTGCCCGCAGCCGATGCCGTGAAGGTGACTTCGACCGCCACACCGTCCACGGTGAACCGCAGGACGTTGTTGGCGGGCGTGGCCCCGGTTCCGTCGAAGAAGGTGACCTGCGGACGACCCGTGGCCCCGTCCTGCCCACCGGCCAACCCGATGTGGGCGACCACCGTGGCGGGCATGATGGTGGCCTGGGCTCCGGCCACGGCGAACATGCCGTTCGTGAGACCCGCCTTGGTGTTGCCGGAACCAGCGCCGACCCGAAGCTCCGTCTGGCCCAGGATGTCGTGGGCCGTCATGGAGGACGTGGCGTTTCCGCCCGGCAGCAGGCGGTTGCGGACCATCAGGCGGTCGTGGAGGTGCTGGGTGCCAGCCGCCGGAATCGGGTCCACGACGAACTTGGCGACCTCGTTGCCCTCGATGAGGACCGCACCGTTGGTGGCCGCACCCCCCTGCCCGGCGTCGAAGCCAGCCAGCATGTGGAAGTAGGTTGCCGCAGCCGTCGTCGGGTTGATGAACCGGAACGACCCCGCCGCATCCAGCCCGGCAAGCTGGATCTTGACCACCAGCCGCCCGTCACCGTCGGCCGTGACCTCGGCCTCGGCTCCGGCGAAAGCAGCCGCAGCCCCACCGAACCCATTGACGCCGTTGATGGCGTTCTGCACCGCCGTGGCGAGAGCCGTTGCCGAGGCGTAGGTCGCCGGGGCAACCACGCAGTCCCCCGAAAGGAACGTGCCCGTAGCACCGTTCGAGCCCACGTACTCGAACCGGAGGGTGTCGAGCAGACCGGCAGCGATGGTCGTGGCCCCGTTGAACCGGGTCGCCGACCGCATCTCGGCCATGGCGGCCGGGTCGTAGATGCGGACCGGCACCGTGGCCGCCATGGCCCCACCGGCCCAGTTGGCGGCCACCTGGAGGGTCGCCGTACCACCAGCGACCGTGTGGTCGATGACCGCAAGGGTCTGGCCCGGCGTCGGGATACCCCCGCCGACGACGTGGTCGCCGACCGTGATCCGCCACCCCTCCAAGAACCCGTCGGTCCCGATGTTCGGGATGGTTGAACCGGCGACCGTGAACTCGATGGTGTCCGCCCCACCGCCGTCCGCCTGCACGGTGATACCACCGGCGGCGAAGTTGATGGCGTTGACGAAGTCCTCGATGGTCGAGCGGCCACCCGCCGGAGTCGCCGGAACGGTCACATCCACCTGGACGCCGTCGATGAACAGCACCAGGTCTTCGGCCACGGCCAGCGTGTAGCTCTCCCCGACCACCGAGGCACCAGCACCACCGGCGGGCTCGCCGGTGTAGTTGACCTCGTCGCCGACCAGGGTGGCGAAGAAGCCGCCACCGAAGCTGGTCGGGTTGGTCAGGCTGATACCGACGGCCTCGGTCTCACCACCAGCCCCGTCCGGGTCCACCGAGTTCACATCGTTGTCGAACTGGAGACGAACCCGGTCTGACTGCCCCGAGACGAACCAGTACGGAGCGGCTCCCGGGGCGGCCCACTTGGCTGGGGTGGCCAGGCGGTCTGCGAACTGGACGGTGACGGTCTCCTCGACCGGCCCCGTGAACTGGGAGCCGCTGACACCCTCGTGCCGGAGGTCCGGGGTGAGTTCCGACCCCGACGGGAACACGAGCGTGACGCCGTTGAGGGCCGCACCCTTGGAGGCCGTGCTGAAGGTCGGGCTGAGGACGAAGGAGCCGTCCGCCTTGGTGACCTCGTAGGTCCCGACGCCGGACGCACCCGCCAGGGTGTTGGTCAGGGTGAACGTCTCGTCCGTCAGACGGTTGTAGTAGAAGCTGGCGAAGACAGCGGCCCCCGTGGGCACATCCTCGGACAGCGTGATGACCGAGCCCTCGACCTTGAGGACGGTGACCGGGCCACGGTCCAGGGCATCCTGCACCCCGTAGCCCCAGTAGGCCGTGACCACATCCGGCCGGTTGACCGGCAGGTCGATGCGACCGTTGGACACCGTCTGGAACAGGCTGCTCCCCAGAGGGGTGTCACGCCCGTTGCCCAGCGTCGGGGCGAACGGGAGCAGGAAGTCCCGCTTGCTGGCCTTGCTCACCCCGCCGGAGGTGGACACGACCGCCGTGCAGGGGGACATGTAGGTGCGGTTGTCGATGAGCGTGCCGCTCACCTGGGACTCGTCGAACAGTTCGGCCCCTGCCGAGGTCTCGTCGGCCTCGACGGTCCAGGCCGTACCCCAGAGGATCTTGTCGTCCTTGAGGATGTAGTCGGCCTCGGCAGTGAAGTCCGCCGTGTCCGGCACCGAGCCGACCGCCGAGATGGAGGTGACCCCGTCGTGCTGGAGGTAGTCGAACGTGTCCTGCCACGAGTTGAAGTGGTAGCGGATGGTGACCGTGGCCCCGACCGCCGGTGCCGATGGGAGGGTCACCGCACGGGTGGCCCCGTCCACCGCCGTCGGGATAACCTGCACCCCGTTGACCTTCACCGTGACGTGGGCCGGGTCGGTCGTGGTGACGCCGCCGTTGTCCCCGGTCACGATGGGACCCTGGAAGGTGTAGAAGGTCTTGGTGCGGACGCTGGCCGAGTTGGCCAGCAGTCCCAGCACGGCGTTGGCCGAACCCGCCAGGACGGTGATGTCCTGATCGGCGTTCAACTGGAGAGCGCTGTGCCCGAAGTTGTTGACGAACGTCGTAGCCGTCAGGCTCGTACCGCCCGCCTGGCCTGCGATGGCGTTCGCCGCCTGCTGCATCGTGTAGGCGGGATTCGCCGGGATGGTAATGGTCTTGGCCGCCCCGTCGATGATGAGGCTGAGGACGTTGTTGGCCTCGACGGCGACCTCCCCGGTCGGGCCGAGGATGTCCCCGTGGATGTTGATGGTGGTGCCCTGGTTGTCCGGGGCGTTCACGTCGGCGATGCCGCTGGTGGCCCGGACGAAGGCGGCCTCGGGGGACACCTGGTCGGACACGTCGTCGGTGATGAGGGTGTCCGTCCGGTTGAAGAAGTAGGTGATCTTGACCACGTCCCCGGCCTTCGGAGCCTGTGCCAGCTCGACGATGCCGGTGGTGCCGTTCACGCTCAGGACGACGATGGGCTGCCCGTTGATGGTGACGGACACGTCGGAGCGGCTGTTCGATACCGTCCCCGTGCCGTTGCCGGTCACGATGGGCAGGTTGACCACCTTGAGCTTGGTCCGAACTCCGTCCCAGTCGCCCAGGGTCACCACGCCGGTCGCCGAGATGCTGACGACCGCACGCCCCGTCATGTCCTCGTTGACCCGCCGCTGGTCGATGCTCGCCGAGGAGCCACGTACCAGTTCGAGGTTCCGCTGGACGAGGAACTCGTTGCCCTCACCGATGAAGACCGGGATCTTCAAGCTGTCGATGGACCCGGAGAAGGGGTTCTCGAAGAGAGTTCGGGTGTAGACGCCGGGGGGAGCGTAGTTCTGGCCGGGGAACGCCATCTGGGCACCTCGTTTCAGGGCGTCATGGACGCCAACATTGCTGCTTCAGGTTTTCTGGTTCATCACCCACCTCCCGAAGGAGGGGTCAGCGCAGCACAAGTTCTGGTGTGTCCATCCTGAATCGATCTGCCACCTCCCCCGGAGGGGAGGTGTGGTGCCGTGGGCGAGGAGCCCTCTGCTAATCCAGGCAGGCTATCAAAGAATTACCGGCCAGCCTCCTGCCGAGCGGGCTCACGCTTGGACTGGAAGTGGGACATGGCTCGGCTGTTGATGCGGTTCGCCCGCTCGGCGAACGCCTGCTCCTCGGGGGTGTTCACGCCCAACCTGCCGTCAGGGCGCCGGGCGATCTGCTTCGGGCTGATCCCCGGCCGGTCACGGAGGAACTCCCGCTTGACCGCCTGGCGCTTCTCGATGACCTCCATCCCCTGGTGGGCCGACTGACCGATCACCCGGTCGATGTGAGTGTCGAGGTCGTGGATCCCCGTGTTCTGGGGGCCGGGTCCGGTCACTTCCTTGTTGAAGTGCCCCTCGACCGTGGACGGCATCATCCGGGGAGCGGACTCCCCGCAGTCTGGGCAGGGCTTGGGGTCCTGGTGCTTCGAGACCGGGTTGCGGGCATCGAACTGGACTCCGCAGGAGCACTGATACCTGAACTTTGGGATGACGCTACCCTCCCGAGACGATCCGCTCGAACGTCCAGCCGCACCGGGTTCGTCTCGACAACCCGTTGAGGTTGTTGCTCACGGACTTCCGTTTGAGCCCCAGAACCTCCGCTGCCTGAACGGTGGACTTGAACACCAAGACTTTCCCATCCTGATGCCTGGCCCTGATGTCGGGGAACCGACCCGTCATCGCCACCCGAATTTTGTGCCCCC